CCCATGAGGACATACGCAATGGTTTTATTTTTGATATCGACACGGGCACCGTTACTGAATTGGTGACCGCAGCAATCGTATTCGCAGTTGCAGCCAAACGATTCGGTGGAGACATAGTCGTCCAGATGATTGACTAAGCGAAGGATGGACTTGCTAGATTCGGGCAAACCACCGGCTTCTTTTGATCGGGATAACCGCCAAGAGACGACGGTCGTATCGTCGCCATGGAAGCCGGTTGCTTCGGCAACGTGGATGGATCGGGTGAGGTAAAAGCCTCGGAAGACCTCTTCGAATTCGTCCTTCGGCTCGTAGTTGTTCACTTCGAGGTAACTGTTACCCCTCATGCCTTTAATACCTTTCATACTGATTACTCCTCATTCCAAGGACCGCTTGGTCGGAGGGCCGTGGTTCTTCCCCAGCCCTATCGTATTGTAGTACATAACACACAGGCCATGCAACCCCGTTCGGGCGTCATTAAATTTAGTGCGTGATATCGCTCTCGGAGCGCATCGCTTGCTCGATGGTTTCGGCTTGGAATGCTGCGTTTGTCATGCAGGAGGACAGTAACCCCATTGCGGCGGACGCGTCTGGGGAGACTTCGATCAGGTGGGTGAGTATTTGTGTGAGGGCACCGCCGAGGGCGGCCCCTGCGTTAAGGTCTCGGGCTTGGAATTCTTCGAGCATGATTAAAGAAAGGTTGGCGGCTTCAAAAAAGTCGTCGTGTGCTTTTTCTTCAGCCTCGGAGGATGCGCTGCCATGCTTTTTCAACATCATATAGCCTTTTCCGTTTCTCGTCTGGCTCTAGGGTATCATCTTTTTCGATGCGGTTGAGGGTTTCGTTGACGACATCGTTCACTGTCGACACGGCCATGCTCCATTCGGTCGGCTTAAATACTCTAGAAAGGGATATCATCTTCAAACTCCCCCAAAGCTTCTGCGCTTGGTCCGGGACCCGAGCCACGTGCTGGTGGAACTGCGGTGAGTGTAACAGCAGAAGAGGAGGGTGCGGGTGCAGAATTAGTGCGTGGAGTAGGTTCCCACGTGTCGACTTCCGCGTACCACTTGCCGCCTTTGCTTTCGCAGACTTGGACGTTGATCCAGTCTTTGGTTTCAGTACTAAGCCAGTACATAAGTTCTTCGCGCCTAATGCTGATGTTGCATTTGACCCAATCGGGCGCTTGGTCCCGTGGTTTCTTAGCCATGAGGCCGTTGACAAATATTTTTTCCATGAGTTACTCCAGATAGGTAAATCCCCCCCTCGGGGGCATCCGATTTGGTGTGAGGGGGAAGGGGTTTTACTAACTACGGAGAACATTATTTAACGTTCTATTTCATTATACACAGCGGTATGGGATAAGCAATACTAAATCCCATACATTACGCACGGTTCTTTTGCGAACCACGCGCTCTTTTACCGACTTTTGCTCCGTCGGGGCGTTGCGACTCTTTGTACCAGTCGAATACGAGGCGCAGTTGCCCACCTATCGTTCGGCCTTCGGCTTTTGACAGCTCTTTAATCTCCTCATACACCTCTCGGGGTACAAGAATACTCTTCCAACGTGTTGTGTCCATTTTTACCTCTCCAATTATCTAAGATATTATAGGAACATATGCAAGAAAGCAAGCATAGCGCCCTTTAGTACCGGTATCCTCGATAGGTGCATTTCGGACAGTGGATATTGTACTGAACAGGCATGGTAGCCAGTGCTAGGTAGGGGTTTGTGTCCATCAACTCGGCCGAACACTTCGGACAAGCGATGCCGTTTAGGTGTGGCTCCAAGGTCTCCGCGTGGTCGCGTAACTTTTGTTCATTGTGTTGCGTCAGCGTTTTCATTTCGCTTCGCCCCACGACGGTCCCATTTCGATATCGCACACGTTAGGCACCTCTAAAGGCACGGCATTTTCCATAATCTTGGCAATCTCTTGTGCTTCTTCCCGAGTTTTTACAGACATGGCTAATTCATCATGGATCTGCAGCATTGGGAGCTTTCCCATCTGGTATAACTGCACCATCGCCTTCTTGGTCATGTCCGCCGCAGACGCCTGTATAAGCCTGTTTAAGGCCTTGTATGTGAAAGCCCGCTTGAGCCTTGTGGTCGGCCCGTAAGCGGCCACAGCCTCCTTAAATGGCAGCGCCTTGTTCATTGCAAACGTGTCAGGCTCCCACGAGTCGAAACGACACTTGCGGCCTTCTAATGAGCGCAGCGCACCCCCGGAAGTCCGGTCATTGAGTCGGTTCATTACACCACTCATCAAGCCTTTAACAAACGGCACGCGGGCATGGTACTGTTTTACCAACACCTTCGCTTCGTCGACCGAGATATCCAGCTCTTCCGACATCTTGTTCACACCCATACCGTAGATCAAACCCAAGTTAATGGTCTTCGCCTGCTTCCTCGGTAGGCTCGCCATTTCGGCTACCATGCTATGGAAATCGGTTTCGGGTTTCTCGTTGTAGGCCTTTACAAATTCAGCCGCTCCTTCCAATGGTATTCCTCGCGTTTTACCGTATACATGCGCATAATGGACCAAGATGCGCGGTTCCTGTTGCGAGAAGTCAATGGCCGCCCACTGCTCGCCTTCTTCAGGAAGGAACAACGAGCGAATCATTGGCCCGAAGATTGGATCACGGGCCGGAATTTGTTGCAAATTAGGGTTACGCATAGAGATGCGGCCTGAAACTGTACCACCATCATCAGACCGGAGTTGATTTATATGGGAATGTATTCTGCCATCAGCGTGACAGTGCTTCATGATGGAGTTGATGAAGGTTCCGGATGTCTTATTCAGATTCCTAGCCTCGACGATGAGCTTGGCGACGGGGTGATTATGTTCTTGGAGAAAGAGTTTAGTGAAACTCGGTGCGCCTTTCTGAGTCTTTGGGTAATCGATGCCGAGGTTATCGAAGGACTTTGCAAGAGATTGCGCAGCCCAGATTTCCACGCCAGCGCCAGCGACGCGCTTCAGCTCCTTCATGACCTCCCTCTCCCGTTTGAGCAGGCTATCCCGAGTGCGCTCAACCCTGTTAACGTCGACACGGACGCCACGCATAGTCATGTCAACGAGACATGGAAGCAGATCCAGCTCGAGATTAGCAACGCCCCACAAGTCCTCTTGTGTCAGCTTAATGGAAAAGTAGTTCCAGAGTTCAAGGGTAAGCTCCGCGTCTGCTTCAGCATATGGTCCGACATACATGGCGGGCATCTTCCACATTTCAGCTTTGGGATCGACACCGAACTCTTGGGCGGCAGCGTTTAGTCCTTTCTCTGACTTCGTCTTGTTCAGTAAATCGTAGGCCAAAGCATTTAAGCTGTAGCTGAACCGGTTTTCATCCAGTAACGAGGCGATGATCATGGTATCGATGATACGGCCCTTGACCGTGAAGCCCATCTGTTTGATCCAGCCCAAGTCGTATTGTGCGTTGTGCATTATTTTGTCTGCCGGGCACTCGAATACTTTCTTGAGCCAGCGGTTGACGATCTTCTCGTCGAGGTTACCGCCCCCAAAATGTCGTATAGGAATATAAGTTGACCAGCCGTCGATTGCGATGGCATAGCCCACGACTTCGCCGTCGCCTGTTGGCCAGCCGGGTCCATTCTTCTTTAGGTTTGGATCGCGTGTCTCCACGTCGATTGCTATCCTAGCAGACCGTGTAATGTCAGGAAGCTCTAGGGGTGGCATCCACTCACTTTTTCTGGGGAACATCGCCATCTGTAAACTCATGATTTAATCCTTGGGTCATCACCCATCGAGTACCGTAAGTACCAAACAGCCTTTTGTTTATCTTGTACGGAAGTCTCGTTCTTTTGGTCCATCCGCCAAATGTATTTGAATGAGGCTATCTCGGCATACACATTCACCTTTTCTTCACCGAAGGCCGCTACCATTGCGTCGATACATTCAATGGAACTGTCCGTATAGTGACTTGGTTGTGAAACCATTTTATCGGTCATAACAAATCCTCTAGGTCGTCGCCTATTATTTCCTTCAGCTCCTCGAAGCTGGCTTTTGAAAAGAAGGCCGGAGTGTTGTCGCCCATCCATGATCCTAGAATATTGAATTCAAAAAACTCAGCAGCCTCTTCATAGGTCATTTCGTCGCCGTTCATCAGACCTTCGATCACCTTGTCGGCGTCATATAAGATCACGTCCTCTTGGCCGCAGCGTTGTACGATTCCCATGATGGCTTCATTAAACCCATCGGCTATTAGCAGTGTACTCATAAGTCATAACTCCTTGTTGCGTCTTCAGCATCGACGATAAATAGATTTTGCTTGGTGCGAGTCACCCCCACGTAAAACACGCGGTGCATGTCATCAGGGTTGATGCGCATTTCGTTATCGGCTGCTGGACTCAGGTCCGTGAACAACACGACGTTATCCGCTTCACCGCCTTTTGATCCGTGGATCGTGGACGCTGTAATGCGGGGTATGCCATTAAACTTTCCGCCCCGTCGTAGAAGGGCCGTGATGTAGGCTCTATCAATGTCGGGGAGTTTGTCCATGGCCTCGGACCAGATCATGGTGGTATCGGCTTTCAGCCCGTACTTCTCGACTAAGGTAGCCATGTCGACGAGATCATCGTCCGCCAACCCGGTGAGCTTCTTAAAGCCCCGCGTCACTCGAGTACCTGTCGACATCAAGCCGTAGATCCTCCGGGCTGTTTCTCCCGTGACGGACTTGCCCTGCCTAAGCTGTTCCCAGCCGTTGACCCCGTCGGATAGCTTTTCGCTAATGCTCCGATGGCCGCGATAGTTGAACAGATAACCGCTGGACTTCAGCTCTTGTGCGACCGGCTGCAAATGGTAGCCTGCCTGAGACAGAATGAGCCACGAGCCATGGGACATATCCAGCGCAGCGATGGTGCTAATGCGTGCGATCTTGCCGGCTTCGTCTTTAGGCTCGTACCGCTTTGGGAAGCGGCGTGCAATACGGCGCACGACACTCTCTGCAAGGTGGTGGACCGACTGTGGTATCCGATAGGATTGGGACAGTGTTTCCGATCCGCCCTCAAGGTTAATGAAGTGGTCAACGTCAGCACCGGCCCACCGGTAGATGGCTTGGTCATCGTCGCCAGCACAGTACATCCGGGTGGATTTGGCATCGATGGCGTGTGCAATCTCCCACTGCAGCGGACTCAGGTCTTGGGCTTCGTCTAGGAAGCACAGCTCGAACTTAGGGCAGTAGTAGTCAGCGCCTTTGGCAAACTCAGCCAGCATGTCCGTAAAGTCGTACAGGTTCATACTCTCTTTATACTGTCGTAGG